AACTAATACTGTAATAAAATGGCAAATATTAAAGTGTTTATTGATCCGAAAAAAGTAAATAAGAATGGTTATAGTGCAATCTATCTGCAGGTTTGTTTGATGTATAAGGTCTTAAATTTTCCTACCAAAGTAAATGTTATACCTGAAAAGTTTGATTTTGAACTCGGAAGAATCAAAGGGGCAATAAAAAAAGTGAAAGATGATAATTTAATAATTGAAAGATGCCTTGCCTCACTAAACGAGATCTTTGTAAGATATCGGTTGCAGAATATTGTATTAACCCCCGAACTATTGCGGGAGGAATGGAAAAATCCGACCAGGCGGATTGATTTCTACGCTTTTTTTGAAGAAACGTTAAAAGAGCGAAAGAATGAAATTGCAGATGGTACATACCGGCAGCATGAATCTTCAATTAATAAGCTAAAGGAATTCCGTCCGACATTGGCTTTTTGCGAGATTAATGATGACTTACTCGAATCTTACCGCAAATGGCTAAAGGTTACCAAAAAGAATGACATTAATACCATTCATACGGCGTTGAAGAATTTTAAGACGTATGTAAATATTGCAAAACGGAAGAAAGTAATTGATTCTTCACCGTTTGATACATTTCGAAATCGCAAAGCGAATTCGGATCGTGTTTTTCTTTTAGAAAAGGAACTGGAGCTAATATGGCTTTTATATAAAAGGAATTACCTGAACGATACGGACCAGAAAATTCTGCGACACTTTTTGTTTATGTGCTTTACTGGTTTGAGAATTTCTGATTTGAAAGTGATCACACCAGACAATATTGTTTCTGATGTTTTGGTTTATGTGCCGGTTAAAACACAATCAATGAAAAGGAGTAATGTGAAAGTTCCACTGAACAGTTATTCCCGAAAATTGATAGCCGATGAAAAATCGAAAACCAATTTCCTTTTTAATTGCATTTCGGAGCAAAAAATGAATTTGCGGATCAAGGAAATTGTAAAAGTTGAGAAGATATATAAAGATGTAAGTAATCATTGTGCAAGGCACACTTTTGCAACACTTTGGCTTTATAAGACAAAGGATTTAGTTGGTTTGCAGAAACTTCTTGGTCATAGCGACATAAAACAAACCATGATTTATGTTCACACCACAGATGCAATGATAGCTGATGAAATGAAAGTGTTTGATAGAATATTGTTCTTAGATAAAAAATCAGACAATCCGCTCATGGCGATTGCCTGACTTTTGTATCAGCACGCGGTGTAAATCCTTTTAAAAATGAAGGCACTCAGTCTGACATCTGGATGCCTTCATTTTATTTATGATTTTAAATTTGCAATTACCTGATCTTTTGCCGCACTGCTGGCCGATGTTCCGTAATAATACCCATATACAAAACCAATCAATAACGAGACTATTCCCAAGACCTCTGTATTTTTTTTATCTGAAACTACATACATGATCAGGATTGCAAAAATAAACGTGATGGTTATCAATGTCAGAATAGGCATTAAATTCTTATTGAGTTTTGTGGCCTGTTCACTTGTAGCTATTTGTGTTTCGCGTTGCCTGGCATTGGAAATATCAGCGAGAATCATTTGTTTTTCTTCATTGGAAAGTTTGGCCATGTCAATCTGAAATTGCAATTCTGCCTTAGCCATTTCATTGTCAAGTTGCTCTTTTTCCGCTTTAGTAGTTATGACATTATCCAATACAGATCCCACAGAATCCACAAGTTTGGATGCTCCACCACTTAATAAATCTGTTATAAAGCTCATAAGATTTGTTTTATTTGATTAATTTTCATTAAAAGCACGGCAGATCCAGCCGTAAAAATATTTGCGGCTGACGGGCCTTTTTTTTACAATATGGATATATCGGGCAACTTTCCCGATTGTAAACAATGCCAGAAATATTTCTGTATCCACTCCATTTAGTATCTCTAATGTTTGAGGACCAAGAACACCATCGGGTTCAGTTTTACAGGCCATTTGCGCAATGGTAATACTGGTGACAATGCCGGCATTGATACCGAAATCAAAAATTTCATGGGCAATATCTTGATCATTGATCTGATCTCCGTTCATTTTATCCCAGAAGTTTGTTTCATAAAAAGATAAAACAGCTTCCTGAAGCTGTTGGTCTTTGTCCAGGTTGGATGGGAAGTTATTTTGTTTTTTGAGCAGATCAATCATTGTCCAGCCTTCCCATTTGCTGAAATTCTTTCTGGAAATACCACGATATGTTTCACCTCCTGGATCATCCTTGTCACAGACCCAGCCACCTTCATCTGAAAACAATAAATTGTATGATTGAATAAAATTTGCCATTGGGTTGATGTTTTGTTTTTATTTATAAATCAATTCGAACATTCAAAAGCTTAAGAAAATTTAGGATTTCATTTTTTTACCTCCTTATTTATTAATTGCTTATAGATTTCAATTTTTTCATCGAAGACTTTTTTTTCTTCCTGTAATTGTTGGATTGTTTCCTGGCGGACAATCTCCTTTACTTCCGTAAATCCTTTATAAGCAGAATAAGCGATAATTGAAACAGTAATTACACCGGATAATAAAAACGGTTTCCAATACTTTTTAAAAAAGCCAATTTCAGCGACCTTTTCTTTTAGTATTTTGATTTCTGCTGTATTTGGACATAAAAGAAAATGTTTGCCTTCCACTATCTGCATCGTTTCAACGATGGTAGAGAGTTCTTTTATGCTGTGTTCAACGGAGTCACTTTTACGATTTAATGAATCCAGACGAAGGTGAACTAACTTGAATTTTTCTTCCAGGTACTTCATCATAAAATCAACTGACTCCGGTGGTTGGTTTTTTGATGGCATCTTTTTTATTTCAAAGATGTATCGATGAAAGAAAAGAGGAAAGGACAAAAAAAAGAGGTGAATTTTTGATTCATATCCTTTTTTTGATTTACAATTTGTATCCTTTGACTTCAGCGACACCAATATGATCGGTGAATATTTCAAAATTGAGTTCATCAATTAAGAATTCTCCTTCATCTGTCCTGTATTTTTTGCAGATATTTAGAATCAGAAATTGCAGAACATTGAGCGGAAGATTAAAAGTACCGGTGATGGGCAATCGATTTGCCCAGAATGGATTCCAGTATTTCCAAAAAGTTGGGAAAATGCAATTATACCAGGTGTCTGCGGTGGGTTCATATTCAAAAGTCAGTGGCTTATTACCATCAAGATAATACATATTTCCACCACTGTTTTTATTCTGTAATGGCTGATAAAACAAAAGCCTTGGGCTGAATTCCTGTGTTTTTGAAAGCCAGCCTGACATATTCCCGGGTTGATTGACTTCCGGATATGAAATAAAGCCATGGGGGATATCATTTACTGATCCTTTCATTGTTGTTGCCCAGCTTGAATTTATTTCTTCCACTTCGTCACGACCATATTCATACCATCCATCCTGAAAACCAATGGATATTTCTGCCCATCCAAGAACATCATACGATTGTTGAATTTTGGTATTTGGATCTTCCACTGTTTGAGTGATCCACTTGTATTCAACAAATTTTTGTTCGGTTTCAATATACCGGATTTCATTGGGTTCCGGATTGGGAACTTTAGTTGCCAATTCAGACCAGGCATAAATACGTATTCCTGTTTTGATATCATCCTTTCTGTCATTAAGATCATTAAAGCGTTCTTTGAAAACCATGTCTTTATCATCCTGTTTCCGGCAAAATTTAAGAGCTACATTTTTTTGTTCTCCAATGGCCCAATTGCCAATAAAATACTGATTTAAATCAGTTGCTGACTGCTTTAAAATTTCTTCCCTTGAATATACTTTAATGGTTCTGTTTGGCAAAAAATGAAAAACAACATTGAAAAGATTTTGGGTGGAAAGCAAAAGATCACCTACTTTCATTTTTGGTAAATGACGTATTGGAAGCGCATTGGAAAAAGTATAATTGCGATCGTAATAACTGATTCCAAGACCTAATGATCTTAAATCACCTTCATTTTCCCATTCATTTAAAAATGGACCTAAATACCATGGATCACCTGGCTTTAATAACGAATAGGTCTGATTTGTGATATCAAAATTGTTGTAAATAACAAGATTTTTAAGGGCCTGATGTGTTTTAAGGTAATTTTCAGAATCCAAAAACAGGCCACTGTCTTTCAAAGCCATATCAATGATATGGTTTAAGAAAAAGAACGGAGTGACTACATTGACTTTTCCTCCGGGTACCTCCGCATAAATATTGATATAATTGGCATTCATCTGAACTGTTCCATCATTGTTCAATGCATTGACCTGAGAAAAGACATCAGGATACACATTGAATAGATAGGAAAGCAATTCGATTTCGTATTCTTCTTTTATCTCAACGGATGGGTTCAGTTTATCCGGAACCATGCGCGATTGTTTAATGATCTGGCCACGATCTTTAAAAAATCCTGCGTTACGAAGGGGAAAGCAACAATACTGATCTGTCTGTGGATCATACACTGATTTATTTACAAATGGGATGGGAACAGAGAAGCAAGGAATATCCAGGATCGAGCGTTCTTTTTCTTTTTCTCCAAGGATGCCCAGCTGATCTATCAGCGAGGCTTCGTAATTTTCTGAATCAGCATTGGTTATTTTCAGGGTACCTGAAATAAGCAAAACACCCGAAAAATGTACTGCAAAATCAGAAAATACCTGATCATCGGCAGTTCTGGATTTGGAAAAACGTTCAGGGTTTCCAAAGATGGACCGGGTATATTCATTGATTGGAAAAGTAATTCCAAGGCCATAGGCAGATGGAATTTTCTCAAAATCACACATTGGAGATTTGAATGTCAATTGCATCGAGAAATCCGCAGGAACTGGAATATTATTTCCGTTTAGTGATAAGGTAAGCATATCAGACACATATTAGATTTAGAAAAAGAGGAATGAAAAAACAAAATTTCCCCATTCCTCTTTCGCATTTATTATCCTCTTTCGACTGAATATTAATTATTCCTTCAGGAAATAACTGAGCACTTCAGCGACCGACACGTCTTCAGCAGATTTTGGAAAATCTTTTTCAGTGAGTTCGGTATGAACATCAACTACGACAATTTCGTTCGAAATAGCTTCCGCAGCTTCATTATATTCTTTGTTGCATTTCAGCCACTCTTTACCTTTTTCCCAGGTCAGTAATACGTGCGTATTAATCACATTGTCATTGACAACTTCGCCCTCTTTCATCGCGACTTCCTGTGCCTTTTTGCTTTTAAGATCATTCAGCTCATCCAATAAGTCATCGTAATTATCAGGCTTGCATTTCTTTATTGCTTCTTCCGTATCATCCTGAATTCCCTTTAGTACGCGACTATCCCGACCTAAAGAAATGGCTTTGGTAAAATCCTTCATTCCTTTCACCTGTGACAGTCCACTGACAATAAATGGTACTTCCTTACGCTTGATTGATAACTTCATCTGATTTGATTTAAATGTGATTATATCAAATCATTAAAAGCTTGCAATTTCTACCTGTACCGCTTGTAGTTGGGCAATGACAGATTCCATCTTTTCGACAACCGATGAAAGATTATCGACATTGTTCTGTCCTGAATTGATTGCCCCGGTTGCCCTGTTCAAATTGATATTGAATGAACTGGAGTAATCATCCACTAATGGAACATTACAACTGATCGTATCGTCACTGACATTCACACCGACTTTTTTCCCATCTACAACAATCTCTACATTAAGAGAAGTCACTTTACATGATTTTAATTTGTTAAACATGATTTTTGGTTTTTAAATGAATATTGAATTATTACGATTCAAATGTGGCTCTTTCTAAAATTCCGCAAAAGGACAAGTTTTTAACTTGACTATGGGAGAGTTGTAAATGCTAAAACACCGCTATATCTTGTGCCATAAGAATTCGTTGCATAAGCTCTTACCGAGTATCCTGTATTTGGTGTTAGTCCTGTCAATGTTCCTGAAAAGCTTCCCAGACCACTTCCACAAGCTAATATTGAATTTGATGTTGTAGGGAGTATCGCTACTGCATAACAAAATCCCTTTGCAGTAATGGCAGAGTCACCCTGACCGGTTACCGTACAGTTTGCCCCAGTGAATGTTGTTCTTCCGGGTGTACCGGTATTAACGATACTTATAACCGGAGCCGGATCAGTTAATTCATTTTGTGAAGGGATGCGTTCACTTAGGGTTTGATTTCCGGATATTTTAACAATTGCAATTGCAAGAATTTGGGTACAACTCATACCCAAAGTGTCTGAATTCGTCCCTAGGTAAGTAAATGATTCTTGTGTTCCGGCTTTGGGTTGAAAAGGCATTAAAAATGACTTGCAAACCATTCTAAGATCACCTGCCATATTGCTTTGCTTTTAAGTCATTAATTTGTCTTTTTAGATCCAATATTTCAATTTTCATTTTGTTTACTTTTTCATCTTCTTCCTGTATGGCTTTGGTCAGCAATCCAAGATGATTACCAAAGTTGTGTGATTTCTGTTCCATACCAGAAAGCCAGGGATGTGTATCTTCAGCAATGAAACCTATTGCAAATGCACCATTGGTCTTTAGATTATATTGCATTATTTCAACCTCATTAAGAAATCTCAAAGCATTAAAATTAAAATTTGAAATATTGGTTTTTAACGCTCTGGATGAAGTGCGCCATATCTCCGAACCGGTTATTGTTGATGAAGCGACAATCGTTCCGGTAACGGATAAATTTGCCGTTGCAAATGCATTTGACGAGCTACCGTTGACAAGCGCATACGAATGGGTGTGTGTACTGATTAGTCCTGTAAGACTAGTTTCAATAGCTGCTTTGCTAACAGTCACAAACGCATTATTGCCACTGATTTGCAATGGTACTGCAGCACCTGTTGCTGAAAAGTTTAAAGATACTCCTCCCAAGGCTCCGGTTGTTGCCACAGGCAGAGTATAGCTTCCACCCATAGCCACCCACGACCGTACTCCTGCTGAAGTCGATGAAAGTACATAACCTGTTGTTCCCGGGTTACCCAATGGCGCTTCATAACTATGAGTATGCGTAGAAATTGATCCTGTAAGTACGTATTCAACTACGGCCTTTGTCATGGATACATAGGGCGATTCATTGTATAAGCTAACGGGTAAACACCCGGCTGCAGGAGTTCCACCAGTTATTTGTATCCCTCCCCTGGTGCCATTGGCAGCCAGTGGAAGTGTATAACTTCCACCCATTGCTATCCAGGACCTAACCCCTGACGTAGTTGATGAAAGAACATAACCGTTTGTTCCGGGATTACCTAATGATGCCTCTTTGCCAGCAACACCGAAAACCCCATAACTAAAACTGAAATCAGTTGTATTAAGAATTCCTGAATATGTACCGTTTGAAACCTTACCTATACTGGCATAAGCAGAATCCCAATTACTTTGACTTGCAGTTGTAGGAATTAAGTACCCGCTTGTCATACTTAATATCTGATTGGAGACATCCAGCGATAGACCTGTTAAACTTGATAAGGTTAGATAAAAATGTGATTTGGTATAAGCTGTATTCCAATTAGAGGAACTATCAGTAAGTATAGAATAAGCTCCCGAGGATGCCCCACGAAGCATGATTCCCTGACTTGCAAAATCGCTATCCACCAAAACATCAGCATGTGATGTTTGTGAGGTCAGATATCCCATTGCTGTCCATGGCGTACCCGTTACATATCCCATTCCCGTCCACGGTGTACCGGTTACATAGGTATTTGTATCGTAGCTGATCACCCCAGCCGTTGACTTTACGAATCCAGTACCGGAAAGTGTTGCCTGATAACCAGAATGTGTATGACCTGTTAACGAATATAGTCCAGAATGGTTTCCCCATCCAAAAGCTGTATTCCAGTTGGTAGAGTTATCAGTGAGTATAGAATAAGCACCCGATGATGCCCCACGAAGCATGATCCCCTGACTTGCAAAATCGCTATCTACCAAAACATCAGCATGTGAGGTTTGTGAGGTCAGATAACCCATTCCTGTCCACGGAGTACCGGTCACATATCCCATTCCTGTCCACGGTGTCCCGGTCACATAAGATCCGGCAACTTGTTTTAAGGCAAGCTGGTCGTACAAAAGTTTAGCTGAAGGATACTGTGTATCGGTCGAAGATCCTGAAATTGAAGTTACTTTATTTGAAGTCACTTCATATCCCATGCCTGTCCACGGAGTACCGGTCACATAACCCATTGCGGTCCACGGTGTGCCCGTCACATAACCCATTATGGTCCATGGTGTGCCTGTGACATACGATCCGGCTGCTTGTTTTAAGGCAAGCTGATCGTACAGAAGTTTTGCTGAAGGGTATTGTATATCGGTCGATGATCCTGAAATGGAGGTTACCTTATTCGTTGTCACTTCATATCCCATCCCCGTCCACGGAGTACCTGTTACATAACCCATTGCGGTCCATGGTGTACCGGTCACATACGATCCGGCTGCTTGTTTTAAGGCAAGCTGGTCATACAAAAGTTTTGCTGAAGGATACTGTATATCGGTCGAAGATCCTGAAATGGAAGTTACTTTATTCGTTATCACTTCATAATTACTATGTGTGTGCGACAATGTAGCGTAACCGGCTCCATCTGATGTGGTTAATAACCGTAAATCGGTATTATTACCTATCTTCTGATATAAACCATCCGCTTTGGCAGCAAATCCAATAAAATTAGTACCTGGAACAGTTAGATTTGCCAGAGTTTGCAAATCTAACTGTGTAAGAAACTGTTTTGACATCCTTTATCCGATTATGGTTGCGGTAAATTGTGCCGCTGTTGGAGCAACATTGAAATTAAAGGTCATTACCGTTCCGCTGGTAGCAACCATTTCACATTCAACTTCATCAAACGGAGTCCCTGTCCTGTTCACTTGCGCCACAACAGGTCCACCTATTCCGTGCGTTACAGCATAAGTCAAGGCCGCTCCGTCACCAATAGTCTGTGTAAATTTTTTGGCCAGCGATAATGTTCCAGTTGTCCCAAGTGCTTGTTTCAGCTTGAGTGGAGTTACTGCTTTCGCATTATCAGTCCCGGCTGTTACCTCTGCAGTGGTTGCAATTTGAATAATACCCTGTAACGTTTCCGTTGCAGAAACAATATCCGGAATATCCTTATTCACGATTGTCCAGTGCGTTGATAGGGTAGGAGTATCCTGAACAGCAATGATCATATCCCCTGGTGATACAACAGTAGCGAAAAAAGTACCACCGACAGTTACCACATAAGTCCATCCTTGCTTGATTCCTCCAATTGGAGTTGCATCAAGCATTGGAGTATTTGCTGCTGCATCGTAACCACCTTTGTACAGTAATGCACCGGTAATTGTGGAGTTTACGGCAGCAATCAGAGCCTCAATCTTTGTCGATGAATACAATCCGGTAGAACTTGAAGCACCGTCATTAATAACCCTGTGTTGCGTGGCATCGGCAATATGGGTATCAATCTGTGCATGGGTGTTGGTTCCCTTATTGGCCAGGGTTGTATGGTCAATCTGCGCACCGTCACCCCCATTGTGATCATGAGCATCTCCACCAGTTACTCCCTTTCCAATAGGTGCATAGGCTGCTGCTAATCCGGCTAAAATCGTGTCGATCTGAGCATGAGTGTTGGTTCCCTTGTTCAAGAGATTTACGTGATCAATAGCTGCTCCCTGGTCACCGCCCGTATGATCGTGAGTAGAGTCATTTAATACTAACCACGCTAAAGCTCCGGCCTTATTGTAGCCATAATACTTCAGCTTCTTGATAATATTCTGGTAGTATATTCTACCTTCAGCGTTAGTAGGATCAGCCGCTAAATTTTCAAGCCTTGCTTGAAGAAGCTGATTCAGCGCAAGGTCAAGGTCTGCTAAAAATGTACGTTTTGCCATTTCTGTTTAATTTACATCGGCATATCCAGCAAAGGGTGCCGAAAAAGTTAATAATGTGATGTTTGTATCATAGTGGAATACTTCGCACTCAAATTCCATATTATTGAAATCACGAATCGTGACTGATGGAGTTTTATTTAGATTATGGTCTAACTGCCATACGCGGGCAGGCACAAGCTGCTCATAATGAAATGTCTTGTCCTTAATAGTTACCCACTCATCATTTTCCCGCAGTTCAAGACTTTTCTCCGGTGTGTACTGTAATGTTCCATCCTCAGCAAGCTCCGCTCCATGCTTAAATTTGCCTATTTTAATGGCATTTAAAAGCTCCATCAATCCAGACTTAAAAAGGATCAGCGCATCGCAGCGATTGTCTGCATCCGTTCCATTTCCGGCTGTTATAAGACGATCTGTTTCTATCCACTGATCGAATGTCTGCTTAAGATCTTCAAGCGGATAACTACCCAATTGCAGTTCACGGAAGGAATGAATCAGATGACCAATACCGATTCCCATGGATTGTTCTGCGAATAGGTGTATATCCTGACCAAGTGTTTGGCCGAATAAAACCGAATCATCGATTGTATTTCTTATTAAGGGATGGTCAATGGATAATGAACGGCTGTATTTTTCCAAGTATAGGCCATAATATTCGCGCCAGAGAACTTTGATCGTTTCTTTCATCCGGGGATCGGACCAAAGTTTCAATATATCGGATTGACTTCTCATATATCTTTATAAAATATTACCTCAATTAGCGATATGCTTCACTTATTTTCAACGGGATACTGTGAACGTCTTCCTGACTGTCATACAGTTTGAATTTGTCTTTTTCCACCAATACAGGAATCAGTCGAAGCGGATTCTGGGGATCAGCCATCCAGCAATTTTTTGATTCCAAAAAATCCTGGAGTGCGATCATTTCATCATAGGATTTATAACCGCTGTTGATTTCCCAGGCTCTTTGTCCTGTTACTGAAGCGGTTTTTACCCCTGGTATTTTTGTACCGGCACCGATTGGAACGGGTTGATAAATCGTTTCTGATTCTACATTAAGATTTTTGGTGTGCTCTCCTGTTAATCGAAGACAGTCAATACCCGAGAGGGGATTGACGAAAAGAAAATTAAACGTGTTTTCGTAATAAGTAGGATCAACTATGAAGGTTCTGCTTTCTGAGATGACTTCTCCGGTATCGACACGGCAAATCCAGAATTTGAAGCTGAGAATAGGATATTCTTCGCTGACTGTTCTTTTAAATCCCATGAACAATGGTTCTACATTAAATTCCAGCAATCCGCTTGCCGGGTCCAGGACAAATGTTCCGGAAAGATCGTTATAGGTGTGAATACCGTAATTCGTTTTTTGGGTGACACTGCAATACCATACCGCATTGATATAGGTATCAAAACGGCTCAAATACCAGAGTTTCATAACCTGTGTTGGTGCAACGGACATATTATCGGGTTGATGGGTCAGGAACCTCCCTTTATTGATGTATTCGGTTGTGAAATTCTGACCAACTTCATTAAGAAGGGCCAGTTCATGCGGTCTTAATTTTCCTTTTAAGATTCGTATGGAATTGGTATTTGGATCCAGGTTATTCCAATTTTCCTGACGGTCACCATTCAAATCGACAAACGATTCACCGGTATCAATGGACACAATTAATTCCAATGGCCGATGATCAGTGATGATTCCTGCAGGTGGAAAAGAAAAGTCATATGTAGCGGGCTGATCTACCAGACCGCTAATATTGAATTTTGCAAGATGGTTTGAATCCGGAGCGATTTCTTCCACAAATGGCGATCCCAATAAACTTGAACAAGTGATCTTTAGAAGAAGTCTATATTTGTTCTTCCCGGACATTTTTCCCGCTGTGGTTGAAACGATGATCTGAATGGGATTTCCGGACAATTGGACATTACCCATCGGAATATTATAATAATTGTTTGTAACGATTGTTGAATTGGAAATAACTATTGTTTTATCCAATTCATCAAGCTGGTTACTTTGCGATTCTCCAAATACATTATCAATATAATGATAATAGTATTCTTCAAAATGTAGCTTGTATGTTCCTATTGAAGTGATGTATGGTGACAGATCAATATTTATCTCATTGTTTTTATTTGGGAAAAATGATTTTTGAAAAACCGGATTAGTTTTTGAATCGCTTATTACTTTTTCAAGATATACTATGACCTGATATAAGGCAGTTTCATCCGGTGCAACAGCATTTGTGATTGATAACTCAATAGGATTTCCCCAGGATAATGTGCCGTTATTTGTAATTGAAATTTCCATGTTGGATTAAATTTTTAGCGAAGTTGCATTTTGAGCACTGAGACTGAAAGGACAAAAAATCAGCTTAATCCGGACGTTGTTGTTTTTTGCCAGTTCTCTTTTTTGCGTTCATAGGTTGCAATTGAGATTTCTGGTTTCCAACTGTTAAGCTTATTGATGGATTCAATAAGTGCCAATGCCGTATCTTCACTCATGGAGCCTTCAGACTTTTGATTTTTGATTTTTATTTTGGATGGCAGTTGGTTTTGTGAGGAATACCCTCCCGTTGCAAAACCTCTTTTTTGTGTGATCTGAAAAGCCTGGGGTGAGATGGTGTAACGGCCCTGTCTCATTTGTTCCAGGCCTGCCACAAGGCTAGCGATCTGAGGGTTTTTCAGCATACCTGCCGGAATGACATATTCGCCTTTATGGACTGTGCCGGCCACCTGGTATTTTTCACCATCTCCAGTATATCCACCTTCAGAAAATCCGGCGATAGTTTGTGCCACGATGGAGGCGATACTTCCCACGGCACTGGCTGTATTAATTGCTACCCAGGGCATTCCTCCTGTCCATGGAAATGCTGCTACTGCTTTTGCATTGGCGATAGCAGTATTAAAGACTACCTGGCCGATGGCAGCGGCCTGTTGGAAAAGGAACAGGGCTTTACCCAAAGCTGTTTCTTTGCCCACCAGTTCGGCCAAACCACCAAAAAGTGTTTGTGCCGAATTGAACATGGCATCGCCGATTTCCTGACGGGCAGACAATTCATCGGTTTTTATTTTGATCAGGTTATCGGATAGTTTCTTTTGTGCCTGTGCGAGCTTGACTGCGTTCCCATCAGCATCAATAACATCCTGATCATAGTTAGCCCTGGCCAGGTCCCGCTGGGCTTGAAAACCTTCCTCCTGTGTTTTTGCATTGGCTTCAGCCATCAGGGCATCATCCATTTCCTTTTTTTGAATGGTAGCCTTATCCAGATCGGACATAGTTTTTTCATGTTCCGTTTTCTTCTCCGCAATGATACCATTGGTGGTTTCATTGAGTTTTATTTCCTTCTCATTGAGATCTTTCTTAACAATCAACTTTTTCTGCAAGGCTTCGAGTTCTTCTTTCCACCTTTCTTCCTCAATAGCCTTTTGTTTATCGATTCCTTCTTTCAGATTGGAAACTTTAGCGTTAGCCAGTTCTTTTTCCGCTTCTTCCAATAGCTTGTGAACCTTTTCGGTTGCTTCAAGCTTTTTGGCTTCAGAGAGTGCATAGGCTTCTTCATATTCTTTACTGCCATTTTTATATGCTTTGGCTTTCTGGTCCAGGAACTTGATTTCCTGATCCAACAGATCGGCATCATACTGTGCATCGGAAGTCAATCCTTCAGCATGTCGCTTTTTTATGGAAGCGATTTCCTTGCTATTGGCAGCTTCAATTTGCTCGATTCGTTTTTTTACTTGCTTATCATCCTCCCGACCTTCGCGGGAAGTGCCCAAACTATTTAATTTATCGATTTCATTTTGGACAGCTTCAGCCCTTGCATTTCGTGATGCAACTTCTTCGGGTGTTACTGCAATCTCGGCTTTTATTGCAGCCAATTCTTCTTCTTTTTGTTTGATTAGATCCTGATCAGGTAATTTATCCTCTTTACTATGGCTTAATAGCATATTAGCCGTGGCCTGGCTTTGAGTAATAGTTATTAACTTTTCCTTTTGAAGATTCAGTTCCTTCTGCCTGTCGCTTAAATTCTGCGCGGCTGACATAGCGTTTAAAGAATAATTGGCAGATACATTCCCTAATGATAAAACAGCATTTTTTGCCTTTTGCCAATAAGTCAAATCTGCTCCTTTTCCTGAATTCAAATCGAGAAGCTCTTTTTCTATTTCAACCAGTTTTTCTTTTGCTGCCTGAACTCTCGCATTCTCAAGCAATGATTCTGTATATTCTTTTACAGCTTCTGCAGCTTTTTTAGTAGATATATTTTCAAGGGTCAGGGATCCTAAATATTTTGGGGAAATGGCATTTAATTCCCGGATAGCATCCAGTCTTTCCTGTTTTGATAGCTTTTCATTTTTTGCTAGGCTCAGTAAAGTTTCAATTTTTACTTTTTCTTCTACAATATTTTTCTGTGCTTCCAGGTTAATATCATTCAATAATAACTGAGCTTTTTGAGCTGCGGTCAATTGGCCCGAATACATATATAATCCCACGGTAAGTGCTGTTATTGCTGTTATAACAAGACCGATAGGATTAGCCATTAATGCACCGCTGAATATGCGGAACTGCAATGAAGCTAAAGCAAGATTTCCTTTGAGCAATGCCAGACCTGCATTATAAAGGGCAATACCTGCAAATTGAGCGCGATAGGCCAGATCCTGCAATTTTCCCAAAATAATGCTGGTTAATTTCTCTTTGTTTTTTCTGGCTTCCCAAATGGCTTCAATCTTAATCCAGGTTGTATAAGCGATAATTGAAGCTGTTGTGGTGACAATAGTTGCTTTATATTTTATAAAGAAATCTATTCCAGCAGAAACGATTTTAACGAAATATGAAAAACCACTAGTACTGATTACCAGTGCCGGAGCAAGTTTTTCACCCAGATCAATGGCCATTAAATTTAAACGGTTTACTGCCTGAGCCAGTTTTGCTGCATGTGTATCGGAATTAATGGAAGCCTGTTGCATGGCAACATTGGTTCCGGTCAATGCCTGTGTAAAATAGTCGTATCTGGCAATATTGCTTGTCAATATTGTACCTACCGAAAGGTTTCTCTTTCCAAAAATACTGATCAGCAGGTTATCCTTTTCCATCGCTGTGTTTTTGGCATCCATTTTGGATTTTAATTCGACGATAGCATCCCTCATATTAAATGCTCCGCTCACATAACCAAGGTTTGCGGCTTTCAGGCTGACCAGTGAAGTTTTAAATTGGGTACCGGCTTCAGCTCCTTTAAGCTGATGTTCTCCCAATGTTTCCAAAACTCCGATTGTTTCTTCGAGAGTAAGATTTGAATTGTTGGCTACCGTTCCACATTTTGCAAGTGATTCCGTTAATTGGGGAACCAGGGCGCTACCCTGAAGGGCTCCTGCGGAGAATGCATTAATAATCCTGGTTGATTCAAATGACTTCATGCCAAATTGATTCATAGCTGCAGCCACAGCTTCCACAGCAGGTGTGGTTTCAATTCTTGCTGCCTGTGCCAGGATCAGTGCCGATTTGGTTACTTCGGCTAATGCTTCCTTATCTTTAAGCAGTTCCGGACGTGCTGATCCCATTAAGGTAAAAGCATCAACAATCTCACTGGCGTTTTTTGTCAGGCGGATTCCTCCATCAAGGATTGTTGTTGAAAATTCTTTCGCTTTATCTCCGAGCCATTTTAGATTATCTCCAGACAGTCCGGTTAGTGCGGAAAGATTAGCCAGACGGGATTCAAAATCCATAAAGGCTTTTACTGTTCCCCGAACGGCAAAAACCAAACCTGTTAGTGTTGCAATAACTCCCATGGCTAACGCCTGGTAACGGTTAAAAACATCACCAATTTTTTTCATGGACCATCCTCTTTCTACGCCAGCCAGGTCTGCTCTGTGTTGGTCAAGAATTGCTTTTAACGATCTTATTTTTGCAGTTTGTGCCAGGTATTCTTTTGAACCTATGGTCATTCGTGCCTGTGCGTTGATCAGTTTGTTCATTTCCGCACGGATACTTGCCACGTCATTTGTTACTTCTTTGCCGTTTATATACAGGTTTATTCGACGGGTATAGGATTGTGCCATGATTTTGAAGATTTGAATTAAGAATTGATTCAAATATCAGAAGCATGGTTAAAAGCAGAAAGGACAAGAAAAAGGCATTTTTTTAACAGGTTTGATAAACGAGTATAAATTTCAGGGATCTATTATCTGATGTTCATATTGGTTGCATTTACGGCGACATCTGCATTGATATTTGCAATTTCATCGGCAAGTTTTGGAACATTTTTATCCAGGATAGGATTAAACCATTCCACTGCTACACGCTCTTGTTTTTTAGGCGGATTTACAGCTGTTCGGATAACAAATCCATTTCCTGAGGCTTCATAACCTCGTCCGACTCCTTTATGAACGAATACTCCGTGACGTTCGAACTGAAAAGTAACTGAATTGATTACATTATAGCTTTTCCTGTATTTTGAATCAATCGAATTAGCCAGTTTCCTTTCAATTTGTTTTCCATGGTCCCTGATAACCATTGACTCTTCTTTCCCATCTGTAAACCATCGAGCGGAAGATCGGAGTGACGCTTTTATTTTTGGTATCCATCTTAATATGGCCGTATTTTGATTGCTTAAAAGCTGTGGATCATTCATAGCATGTGATGGTTTAATTGTCGGTTAACCAGACATTTTTGTCAGGTTCTGTTAGATGGACCGAGCTGATGGAATAAGTATAGCGGATTCCGTAATGGTTATCCATATCCGAGGCGATCAGGGTAGCTTCTACCTGGGCAAAATCAAAATCCTGTATTACCGGGACCTTTCGGGATTTTTTGTCTTGTTTGATTTTGGATAAAATATCATCGCCGATGGATTCCATCGCATTCCATACCTGTTGGATCTTGTCATAATCCGATTTATCGGATATTTTATCGAGTAAGAGAAAAGCGCCGTGGCGGTTTTTGATCAGGTTATCACTTTTATTGTCTGTAAAGTCATAACTATACCCTTCCAATACCAGGAAGGGTGTAGTGACGTTGGTGCGGTTTATTCCGGCCAATACTTCGTCTATTTCCATCCGGAAGAAATGTTTTTCGCTGTCGCTGTGCCCGATGCTTTTATGCAATCGGGCAAGCTTTTCGAAGTATGCGATCAGATCTGAGAAATTTGCGGACATGGGTTAATATTTATTTGATTTTGAGCTAAGCGATTCCTTGTATTTACGTGTCATATAGGAAAAGATGGTATTTACCGGCTTCTCTGCCCAGAGGTGATCATGAATAATATCATCACCCACAAAATTCTGGAATACCTTGATCCAGTTGTTTGGATTTCTTTTGGCTTTTACTCCGTCTGTAGCAATGTCCAATTGTTGAACTTTTTGAAAAATTAACGGATAGGCTTCTGTAAGCCATTCATGCATCAACTGATAGTTTAGAACAATGGACTGGCGGGTATTTTCATCCAAATTTCCTATGAGTTTATATCGGTCTGCGATTATTTTTTCATCGAACTTTTCATTTTTACGCAGATAAAGCGATGCGATGAATTTACTCAGATCATCCGGATCTTTCGAATCCTGGTAACTTGAAAAATAGCTGTCGCAAAAGATAAACTGGCCGAATGAAACTCCTTTGAGTTTTCCCTGGGGTGCGAAGAGGGCAGGGGAAATGATTGTGGGATAGACTTTGCGAATGATGAATTGGTGGTAAAGCTTATGGTTTGCAACGAATTCAAGGATCTCCATGAGCTTGAAACGCTCATACGCAGACATTTTTTTCAGGATTCCAAGTCTCAGACCTGTCATTTCCTTCAGGAAGGAGAGCTCCGTACCTTTATCGCTATAAAGTTCGATGATCGCCCTGAGTTGACCAGCATTCACTTCACCCCAATTCTGAGGCATGTTTGTTTTTTTCTTCCGTTTCCAGGGAAAGGTTAAGGAGCGGTGAATTACGTTTATTGTGATCATGCCCAGAATGTTTTTTTATCGCTGTTATCCCTTCGAAGGACATTGCCGGGGGTACCGGCAAAGTCCGGAAATGTTGAACGGTTTGCTATGAGGAAAGATTTCAGCATTTCGATATAACTTTCTGCAAACATGCGGTTACGTTTGACAAGTAATGCCACACGGTCAGCATCGGCAGGGCTGATGATACGGTCTGACAAGTTGATAGCTGCGGAAGCCTCAAAATACAGGCCTTTTTCCATGAGGTCAGCTCCTGATTCTTCCATAAGAAGGGCGGTTGCCAGGTATGCCAATGGTTTTTGGATATAGGGAATGATCTTCAGGATATCCTTATCCGGAGTTTGTTTGATCATTTCGGCTTTGATCTTTTCCAATAGAGCAGTTCCCAACAATGGACGGATAGATATATCTTCCACCAGTTTGAATTGCGGGATCAGGCGAAGGAAGGTGAGCCTGCTTTTATTGACGAAAAGAATTGAGTCAAGGGTTTTTGTATCCGGTATAAAAGCGGCTTTCCGGATGGTCCAGCTGGGTGTACTTTTGAAATCTGTGAAATACTCAATGTTTTCTTCGAGTGTTTCAAGAACTTCATCCAAAGCGTTGAAGCCATTTGTTTTGAAATGGTTTCGAAGATCATCCTCCTGGTATTTGAAAAGGGCTTTTACTGTGGTGCTTTCTGTACGTTTAAAGCCACTGTCAGAGATAGTGGCGTTCAGAACCTGAAATCCGGACCAATAGGCCAGATAGACCAGGGCTTTCTGAACGGAAACGATCAGTTTGCTTTGAGCGGCCAATAGTGCTACTGCCTTTTCATCGGGATTGTCTTCCGTTGGAGCTGTTGCAGTCAGTTTGGTATATGCTGACTGCAGGGTTTCCAGTAATTCTGCTCCGAGAATAGGTTTAATAAATGCCGATTCTGCGGATATAAGATGTGGTTTAAGGCGGTTGAATTCGGTGTCTTTACCTATGGCAACGAATTCCTGAATTTCGGTAATAGTGTTGATCAGCATCAGGATAAAACTTTTTTGGTTCCGGCTCCGGTATCAAGAGTAGTGAGAATGGTGTTTCTAAAACGCCATTCCACGGTCCCGTCCCCGCCATTGAAACGATTCATAATTTCTATTGGGTCGGTAATGGTCTGGCGATCAAGCCAGGCATTAGCGACATTGACCAGATAAGCTTCACGGATATTGCTTCCTCCCGAATTGCCTGCGTATGCGCCACCGGGCATACCGGCACCCATCACATTGGGGTTTACCATGATGGCAAACATGATTTCTGAGTTTGCAGCTGCCGAAGTAATGAGGTTTTGTTCGTTGTTCAGCTTATTATTTAGCGGTTCAATTTTCCATTGTTCTTCAGCTTTCCCGTTTATTGGATTGATTTCGAAGAATGTAAAGATTGGTTTATCGGCATTATCGGTACCACAAAGATTGGCTTCTATTGAATTCATATAGTCGGTGATCGCTGCTTTCCGCAAATCAGTTGTTTCGAATTCATTTGCAGGAAACTGGCGATCCCAAAATGCGTAAGGAATTTGGATGTGCCATTTCCAGGTGATTTGGTTGGTATACGCTTTTTTTAGGAAAGAGGGAACCATTCCGGCGATATCAACCCATCCGGCCAGATACGAGGCGTACCAGAGGGGGGAAGAATAATATTCGTTGGTACTCCATGAATCGCGGATAGCCATCATAAAGGATTTGCCTTTTAGTTTATTAGCATATCGTCTGCGTTGAAGATCCGCATAAGGATCGAAATCATCAAGAAGTTCATGGACTGTGCATTCGGCTTCGCCTGGCGTATCTGGCCATTTTCCCGATACTACGACCTGTTCAATCACTCCGTTGGCATTGGCAACGGTCAAACGGCAATATTTGGCGTTGACAGGATTAATTCCCACGATTTGATCACCTGCATCATTGAGAATAAATTGGACAAAGCCGATTCCTAGTTTTAGGTAATCACGCAATACGACTTCCATGTATCTGCGTGTCATTCGGCTATTGGCCAATACGGTTAATGTCTGATCTTTCGGTGCTGCAAGGATTTCATTTCCATCAGCATCATATCCGGTCACTATACAGGGGAAAATACCCTGACCGAGAGTAAAGTTTCGTGTAAAGCGAAGACCGGTATTCAGGGTGCCAACTTTTCCAATAATAGCATCCGCATCGGATGGCCAGGTGTTACTGCTTCCCCAGCTTGCTATGGTGATATTACCCACAGTTGTTTTATCCAGATTGATTTCAGCCGGTTTAGGGGTGGAAGTCAATTTGGATTTGGGTTCAGGAACACCCGTTGTTTTTCCCAGGAAACTTTTTCCGGAAGCCAGCAAAGGAACGCCTAGTTTGTTTAAAAGGATATCTGTCATCACATTTTTACTTTAGATCCATTCCAATAGACCAAACCATCAATATGTACCGGAGTGACATGACCGCTGGCGTTACCACCTTCATCAACGGGAAGGATACCACGCATACGATTTTCCTTCATGTTCATTTTAAGACCTGTTGCTACTGCCCGGGGAACGAAAACAAGTTCACCGTCTTTTTTTACGAACTTGATAGAAAAGACCCGTTGTTTTCCATCAGGAGTTTCCTTTGCTTCGAATTCCTTCAGTACAAGATTGCGTCGGATGTATTCTGTTTTCACTAATGACATGGATTTGATTTTCTAACAAATCTAATTTTAGTGGTTCAGTGGCGAAAGGACAAAAAAAAGCCGATCATCAGACTTGATTTATTCAAACCTGATGACCGGAATGTTTTTTACATCTTCCCTTCATCTGCAAACGAGAAATATGATTCTGAAGTAATAATCAGATGATCCAATACAGCTATGTCGAGGACCTTGCCGGCTTCCTGAATCTTCTTGGTTAAATCTTTATCAGCTTCACTGGGTTCCAGGTTTCCACTCGGGTGACAGTGACTTAAAATAATTGAGCAGCTATTTGATTTCAAGGCTGTTTGCATAATCATTCGTACATCAGCCATTGTGCCAGTGAGTCCACCTGCTGAAATTTGGCAATAACCCAACACTTTGTTATTCCGGTTCAGACAAAGTATGTAAAAGTATTCCCGGTAATCCAAGCTGGGGAAAACATCCTTTAAGCAACAGTAAGCATCAGCAGAAGTAACCACCTTTTGCAGTTCTGATGCTTTGTACTTTGGTTTGTAACTGATTTCGATTTCTGCCAAAGTTGAATTGTACATTGGCATGGGAGTAAATAAATTATTTTGCATTGTATTGTACCACTGCCCTGTGGATTTATGTAGGCTGGCTCTCCAATTAATTTTGAGCCAATAGCACATTGAGCAGACTGGATTCTTGTCAAGGGCGAATGTCAGGTTTTTGCATAGGGTATGGATCTTTGATCATGAGGCAAAAGGGTGACCAAGCACGAAGTGTTGTCTATAAATAACACATCGCGGGAAGCCAAAACCCTTGACTTTTCGGGATGTGAAAATAACTTTGGTGATAAATTGAGTGAGAGTAGTACCTTCTAGGATTATCTGCTAAGGTAACTCATGGATATTTGTTCCAAAGGAAGAATCAATGAAGTGTTACTTGACTTTGGTAAATAAAAAAGGAGAGACTTAACGACTCTCCTTTAAATATCTATTAATTGATCGAATTAAACAGCGGCTTGCAAAATATATGGGTTCGTTATGGTACGATGTCCATATTTCCGCAATAAATTGACCTCATTACGATCCGACAATTCACTTAAAGTGATTTTTGCTTTTCGTTCTAACTGAGCAACACTTGGAATCCTACTGGCAAAAAAAGGCCACAATTCTTCTGATGTATATACTAATAATTTATTGGGAAAATTTGAAAGAGGTAAAATTTCTCCTTGTTTTTTAAAATCTTCAGAATATTCAAAAGTCCATTTTCCTTGATTGACTGTCAAGTTACCTATTACTAATTTGCTGTATGATAAAACGAACTGTACTTGCATGTCATCAGGAGTCACCCGGTTTTCCATGCCTTCGGTGTGCCACAATGCTTTTGCTATTTTCTTTAACATTTCCCTAACCTCCTATCAACTTAGATATTTCGTTATACCTAAAATTTAAACACTCCAAAATGAGTTTTGTTCTTTCAACTCCCAAAATGTCTGAAAGATTAAACTCAATACTATCAATCATCTTCTCAAAACGGGAGCGCGAAAATAGATCATTTATTTCGGATTTGGAAATCCCAAATTCATTTTTATAGATTTTTGACACTAACTTAAAGTGATTTATATTCGTTGCACCCTCCCAGCCAATCTTTGGACGTGAATTATTACAATACTTAGACAGGTATGTTTGCAAGCGATTTTTATCTTTCCATAAAGCTAATACTTTTTTTTCAGATTCATTCCAAAACAATCCTCTTGCTGTATCATAAATTGGAGAAAAATACGGTTCGTGTTTTGATTCGATATGACGAACAACGCCCCAGTTGTAGAAATGACGATCGTTATTGCCAACCAAAGCATCGAAAAGAAGCATTCTAACAAATTGGTTAAGAATTACTTCCCAATGATAGGGAAATGTAAATTCGAGTGCTTCTTGTGTGAATTGCAAAGTAAATAAATCACGGGCTAACTGCTTTTCTTCAATCTCTTCAACAAATTCACGGTCGTTTACAAACCCTGCAAAAATATCTGCGCCATGTATTAACTCCTGTTTTTGCGAGGATAAAAAGTATCGACTTAAAAACCTTATCTGGCCACCGATCCATGCAATCTTTGATTTGGCCATTTCTAATCCAAACTCAACACCAAGAATATTTAACAGATATTCGGTGATTGATTCAGTAGGATACCATTTATGCCCTGTTTTAGCAATATACAGTGGCCATTTTTTCGGTATTGACTTACGTACTTCACCATATTCGTAAACTCGAATAAATTCTTTTGGGGCATCTCCTGTAATGGTGTAACCATCCACAATACAATACTGATGTTTTTTAACCATTAATATTTTGCCCGGACGGCGAATTCTTGCCCCCGAATTCTTTTCAAGCTTACAGACGGTTAAATATTGTCGTTTGATCATCGATAAAAATACTAATTTTTATATTTCCTCCACCACACCTGCCAGTCATGGCTGGAACTCATTGGTTAGTAATGAATTTATCAAATCTGCGGAAGCTTAATCGTTGGCAACGAATTTATTAATTTTTCTTTATTGACCCATCTATTGCCAAATCATTTACAATCTTTAATAATGCCAATATAAATAGCTTTAAATAAATCAAATAGGAATTTTGATGTTCTTCATCCGAATCACTGTTTGTTCCATGCAAATACCTATTTCGTAAATCTAATCCGTCCGTAAAATCCGATTTATTTAGATAGTAGTTGAAATACTTTTGTTCTGGCTCTGAGAAAAGAGTTTTACCGAAATGGATCATACCTTCTTCATGCATTTGATCAATCACATTTCGTATTACCAAAGGGAAAGGCCAATAACTAATTACTTCATCTTTATACAACATACCAATTATATATAGTTCGAGTGCTTTAAGAACCTTTACAAAACCCTCTTGATTTTCAGTTAAATATCCATCTTCTATGAACTTCTCTATTTCAGGTCTTTGATAGTTTCTGAAATCACTTAACCTTACATCTTCTTTGATTAATAAGCTATAGAGGTCATGATATTTATCTTTGTTCTGATCGACATACCAAAGCATGGATTGATCGGAGAAAAAAGAATGTTGAAGCCATTGTAATTTCTGGCTTGCTGTTCCATAACCATACTTCTTATCAACCAAGCTTTTTATATCACTTATCTTTTTAGGAGTAGAACTAATTCGCAGTAATTCATGATCGATGATGCCATCTTCAGCAAATAATTGGAATTGCTTTAAAAGTGATTCAAATTCTGGTGCAATCATCCTAACCTTTTCCAATTTTGAAGTATTTTCAGAAGGAAATGTAAGCAAGAGATTTTTGAGTCCGAAGAAGCCATTAAAGATGCCATCAATCACATCTTTCAATATCAATTCAATTGTCTTATTCCTTCCCTTTAAATATTCTGCAAACATGAAAATTTGAATGTGGGAAAGATTTGATTTTCTGGTAAATGCAATTCCTTGGGAATAGCTGTTCTTTGATGTCATAAGTAACTTCTCCATTACATCCATTTCTTCTTTTTTACTGACTAATTCGACTAAGCCAAATTCATCGGTGAACCAAAAAAGATTTGAGAAAATCTGGAATAGAGAAAAGCTGTCGTCAAACTGATCAAGCCACTTCGTACTATAGGATACTTTCTGGATATTATCCTCCCAGGTAATTAAAACAGGTTCATCCTGTTGTTCTGAAAATGATACTTGAGTGCCACAATTCAAAACATAACCTTTCTCAAATATTTCATTGTTTTTTTTCCTCTCAACTTGATGTGCTTTAAGTCTTGTTTTATCGGATAACTTTAACTTATCTGTTTCTCTGGAATTGACAATCAATCGAATATAGTTCAGATTTGCATCTTCCCAATTAAGATAGTTTAGGATGATTTGTTCCTTATCTTCAAGGGTTAAACATCCTGGAAAATTTATTGTAGTAAAATTACGCTCATGCCTTTCTTCAAATTGAGCTAAAAGTAATTCCGCTGATTTTTCATATTCCAGCATGTGTTGTTTAATTTCTTGCCCGTAATACTTTACAAGTTTTTTATGATGCAACACATCGCGGAGAAATATATGCTTGCTATTTAGTACCTTAACAAATATCTCTTTTGAAATTTTTTTATAGATTTCGAAAGTCTCAATTAAATCCCAAAAAGAATCCCGATAACTGAATTCAAGAGCGTTAAATAACTTTCTAAAATTACGATCATCAATCGTGATAAAGTATTTACGGATGGTATTCCAAAGTTCTTTTACAACCTCCTTAAAATAACCTCGATCACTTTCAGGCCAATGGTCAAAAAACAGATCAGCATCGATGTACTGTTTGATCTGATAAAGCTCAATGATGTCGTTAATGTCGTCGATTGATTTTTCTTTATCAAAATTTCGCAAAATAGGTTCAGCCAAAGCAAGATAATGCCCAGAAGCACCATCGCTTTTGGAAAAGAATTTAATCCTATTTGCTTCTTTATTTGGCATTTACTAATTATGTACTTCTTCCTATTCTTCCACCTCATTCACAGCTTTGGCTGGAACGCCCCGTGCACCAAAGGTTTTAGCAGTTGCTCGAGAATTTGCAGAAATGCTTCTTACATCGCCAATTGTTTTTGTCGTTCAAATAATTCAATTCCAGGAACATCAGCATAACGTTCATTTAGTCTGGCTCTTAAATTAAACAGTCTCCTTTCAGATGAATCAACCAACTGAGAGAATAAACATATATGAACTTTCCCCATTTCAACTTCATTGCTATTCTTTATGGTCTGAATTGGTTGTAATTTTTCATTAAACGATTCTCCAACAACAAATGCATTAATATATGGATTACCTATTATAGATCCACAGCCAATAAAGTCTTCAACATATCCCACTGCTTGATTTCTTTCTTCTTTACCGAGTTTAAAACCACCTCTTTTTAACTCAATTATTAAAATTTTATTTAACATTGATAATCCTGTTTCATTATCAAAAGAGACAGTAGATGTAACAGAAAATACAGATTTGCTAATTGCAACTAAATCAGGCCTTTTTTTGTTGTTATTAAAAATTGTTTTATCAATTTTTTTTCCAAAAACCTTTTCAATTGCTATTTGTAATTGACTATTGAAAGAATATTCTGGTGAATCAAATTC